CCAGCCAATAAAAGACTCGTTGTTAACTTTAAGCCGATCAACTCCAAGTATAATTCTATTGCGCCCGCCAGCACAGAATGATAGTTGGTTATCGGCCAGCTTTTCATACAAACCTAAACGCTTATTGCTACTTCCAGTAAAGCACAAAGTGGGTCCAGTGACTGGGCTGCCTCCACCCTGAAGAAATATTTGACCACTAGCAGAAGTAATATTACCACTTGTTAAAAAGTTTCCAACATTATCAACCTTAGCGCGCACTAACTCAGTATTGTCCTGCCACTGCTGAAGATCGGCAGCCTGTCCAGCAGTAGCTTTTATAGTACTTGCAACGCTATTTGCATTATCTGATTCAACATTTAATTTAACAAAATGACCACTACCACCATGAACGTTTATTCTATCTAAATCATCTATAGTAATACCACTACCAGCCGTTAGGCTAGAGCCGCCACCACCACCCCCTCCGGTGGTTATCGTTACTTGGCCGTTGCTATCATCTGTCAAAGTACCGTTACTTACCACTATCGTTCTGACATTAGAAACATTAGGAGTACCGTCAGCCTCTTTAACCGTTAAAGATACACCAGATGCGTATGCAGCTATGCCAGAGGCCGCAGAAGCTATTCCAGAAACGGCAACTATGTCTCCTTCGTTTTCTATGCTCTGTCCACTAGCGTAATTAGCAATGCTAGCTACAGCAGCAGCGGTTATAATAGAGCCGTTCCAATAAAGGTCAGATCCAACATTGTATAATTTATTTGAAGTAGACGCCGGGGTAACGCTATCAATTAATATACCATTTCCAGTGGCGTGAATAACATTTGCAGAAACAACACCGTTAGGACTGACAGCAGCTAAAACTCCATCGGAATTATTTTTCCAGCTTGTTAAATTTGCAGACTGGGCTGCATGACCCTTTACAACAACACCTTCATCAGTGGCAGAATTTATACCAACAAAAAGAGTATCATCAAGCGTAACATCGGCAGCACCAATAGCAACCCTTTTGTTGCTCATGTCACCTTTTATTAAAGTGCCGTTAGAGCTAGGCGAAGCATTTCCAATAAAAATAAGATTATCAACAGAGTTAGATTCACCGGCAGATTCACCAATATAAATAGATTCTGTAGCAGAACTACTTTTTCCAGCATCAAAACCTATTCCTATAGAATTGGTAGAAGAAGAAGCGGAAGTTCCTGCGCCTCTACCTATCCAGATCGAAGACGCTCCTGCGCTATTATAGCCAGCGCGATAACCTAAGCAAACAGAATAGTCACTTGTCAAGTTAGTACCGGCTTGATAACCCATGGTTGTTGAGTAACTTCCAACATTAGTGCCAGCCTGATAACCAATAGCAGTAAATCCAATTTCATAAGACGAAGCACCCGCTGTATAGCCCATAACAGTAGACTGTTGGCGTATCAAATTTCCTGCATCGCAACCAACCGCAACAGATTCATATGTAGACGTAGAAGCGGAAGCATCTGAAGGACCAGAATTTGATCCTACATATACATTTCTAGATCCGGTTTTATTCATGCCGGAAGATTCAGAACCTATAACAACATTGTGTTGTGCATTAGTAATACCGCTAGCAGCGCCAAATCCAATCAATACATTATTAGTATTTGTGGCTCCTGTCATATCTCCAAGAGAAAGAGACTTATTAGTAATATTTAAGTCAAATACAGTATCTTGAGTAGGAGTACCGCTAAGATTAACATCTGTAAGCTCTACTAATTTAGCTTCTTTTACAGTAGTACCATTAGCAAAAAGTAGTCCAGAAGCACCTAATACAAATTGATCATTCACATCAGTAAATAAAGCTTTATCGGCAGGGTAAGTTATGAATACAACACCGCTTCCACCAAGACTTATTTTATCGCCAGAATTAGAGCTAGATAAAACTGTCGTTCTTTCTAGATTATTTGACCCGTAGGTTCCTATACCTACTTCAAATTTATCGTTTTCTTCTAGTGAATAGTAGGTAACATCTCCACTAGCGAGAACCGCGCTAAATCTTTGGAAGCCTGCGGGAGCGCCAGTAAGAGACAATCCACCTACGCCTGTGCTGGATGTATTTTCCCTAACTCTATCGCCTATTTTTAATGCCATCTAGACATACCTCCACTATAAATGTTAATGTTTTAGTTAGGGTCTGTAATATTTGGAGGTGTGGGTTGTGGAACATTTTCTTTTTCTACTTTAAGCTCATACGCAACAGTATTTGACATTAGATAATCTCTTGTCATTCTATTTGCAAACTGAGATTGAGTTTCAGGGTTAGGAATTCTTTCGGGATTCGTTTCTGGGTCTACCGGTAAAGAAGGATTCCAATCAGGATTGCTGATTTCTGCTTCATATCCGTAGTTAGCACACATTGCGTTAATAACCCTGCCTACGTCTGCATCGTCAATATTAACCGAAAAAACTGCCATCTTTATCTCCTTACATCAAAATTAATAATCTTATTTACATCTAAGTTAAAATCTGTTTGCTTGTTTACATTTAAAGAAAAGTCAGCCTGTTTATTTACTACCAAAGGAAACTTTAATATAGTTTTGTTAAAATGTAAAACTACAAGACCACCACCATATGGATCTGTTCTTACAAAACCATCATCTGCAATCGGCATTTCCGAAAAAGCACTAAAACCAAACATAACGACCTCCTTGATTATATACACAAAACATCGTATATAACAAAAAAAAGCCGCCCAAAATTGAGCGACTTTCTTTTTTGCCTAGACTTCGACTTCTATTAGAAGGAGCCAGCAAGAACTCTGCGGTTATCAAGAACACCGAATCCGATCTCGGCCCATCCGTAATAACCTTGACGCTGATGGCGATGAAGACCTTCATCCTCATAGATCTCAACTTGCTTCTTGACAGGCATTACAAAGCTGTCATTAGCACCTTGATCAAGACCAATCACAAGCTCAACATCCGAGCTAGCAAGAGAACCACCGAGATCACCAGTAAAGTAAGTTTGATACTCTTGACCATCACCAAACTCAAATACATCGTGAAGATTTACGCCAAAGATTCTCGTAAGAGAAGGACCGTCATCATTAGCAACGTAGATTTCTCTTCGGCTAACTTCGTCAAGTTGATCAACACCCCAGTTGCGGATATCTTCGATAGCCTCTGGAGAAAGATAAAGATCACTCAGACGACCCGGAGCAGTCACGCTGTTACCGCCACCGTTACGGCGCATAACAGTTTTCATCAAGCTAACAAGACGCTTGGTGAATTGACCAGCAGCAGCATCGGCATCGAACACCAAGATGTTACGATCAACAGCAGCGGCCAGAAGTGTGTGCCAGCCGTCATCGTTAATTTTCTTAACGAATGAAGCTTCAAGCACTTGCATAGCACGACCAACAACATTCCAGTTTGCTTCTCTTGCATACTTCAACAAGTAGTCAATCGAGCTTGAAATGCCATAAGTGTTGATCATGACGTAATCACCTTCAACATGACGCTCAGGAATGCGTCCGTTTCCGGGATTTGTATAGGCGATATGCTCGCCTTCGGTTCCGGGCGCCAAAAGATCCAATGGAAATTCTGGAGTTGCTCCCGGCTCAAGAGGCATTGCCTCATAGATATTTGTTACGATATCGCCAAAAAGTACACCTTCACGAAGCGGTGTCTCAAGAGCTTTAGCGATTTCACGCTGCGCTTCGATAGCGATAGCTTTATCCGAGCTACCAGATCTTTTCAAAAGACTGATAAACTCTTCTGATGGTCTTTGCTTAATAGACATGTTATATTCTCCTATGGTTAGTTTGTTACTTGTTAGTGTTTGGAAGGTCGATGTAAACTTTAGCATAGCCGTCCTCGTCTACACCACTCAAGAACCGACCAACAATTCTACCATGCCCATTTGCATCAGTATCATCACTAATCGTATCAGAAGTAGCGATATTTCCGCTATGCGCCAAGAAAGCAGCATCACCTGCGCTTGGAGCAGTTCCTTCCAAGTTATTAGTTACAACAAAACCTTTTTGGAGAAGAGTAACTTTTCCACCCTTTTGAACTTCATCTTTGTGCTGATTCAAGTGCTGGCGAGTAAGGTCAATGTCAACCATGTCGTTAACCAAAAGACCAACTGCAACTTTACCAGACGGTTGAGCAGCGTAAGTTACCAAAGCAGCGCCTTGGTCCATTGCAGCACCGGAACCACCAGTGCTAAGAGACACGACGCCACCGCGAGTAGCGGCTTCATTCATAAAGAATGAAATGTCAGTTTGAAGCGTACTTCTGTCAGTTTTAAGAGCCATTATGAATCTCCTTTATAAAATTACTTATTTTTGTTTGGGCAAAGTTTGTAAAACAGAACCAAGCCACTCACTCGCTACGCTGCGAAGAGATTCTGCTGGATCTTCTTGTTCGTCTAGTTCCGCGATAGCAACTTCCTCTACCGGTTCTACTTGCTCAAGAGCTTCTTCGCCAGCTTCAGCGGAATCAAGTTCCTCTTCTGCTTTTGCTTCTTTCTCTTTTTTAATAGCCTCATCTTTTTTGATAGCCTCGTCTTTTTTGATAGCCTTCTCTTCTTCTTTATGCTCAGGCGTGTGCTTGGCTTTTTTCTTTTCCATCATCAGGGCTTTCTTCACAGCAGTAGCAACTTTATCGAAAGTATCTTCGTCTGCGTCTTCAAAATCAGCCAAAGTAGCTTCAGCTTCTTCTGTCTCAAGACCAAGCTCTTCAAGCTGCGCCTTACGCTTATCCATAGCTTCTTTCTTTTTCATTTTGCGAAGCTCTTCCATTTTCTCTTTCATATCGTCGTTACTTTTTTTGATAGCTTCGTCTTTTTTTACCGCTTCATCATTCAGCTTTTTAACAGCTTCAGCCTGTTCTGCGATAGTAGCTTCAAGCGCTTGAATCTTTGACTGAAATTCTGCTTGTTGCTCTGCGACTACTTTTTCTTTTAAAGCCTCGTTGGCAGCTTTAGCCTCTGCCAATTCGGTTCGCAAATCAACGATTTGCTTATCTAGATCTGACATATCGTTCTCCTTAATTGAAGATATAGTTAAAATTTGTGCCTCAGATTCATCGAAAAATCTATTTCCTTCCAATATTACACTACGAGGATTAGCAGGTTTTGAAACTAAGCCTTTACCAGAGAACGATAAGTTTCTCAGAAGTCTGCCAACTCTGTAGTCTTCGTACTTTCCACTTCCACCATAAGATCTTAGGTGTTTAGTAAGAAAAGCGGAACTTTCTTCTCTGGGTACAACCCTAGTGCCGCCATCCTTATCTACTAAAGCGTAATCAAAATTGGGAAATAGACATTCCATAGAAACGAACCATTCGCCTTCTTCGATTTCTGCTAGTATTTTTTGTATTCTTTGTCTTTGATCTACATCGCTCCATTCTTTATAAATGACGGCGGTAGTCAATATATTAAATTCTGTAGGAGGATTTTCTGTTTCTTCGGCTATTGCGTTGCCCTGAAAATCTACAACACGATTACCGGTTATGTGGCCTATAATATCTTTTTCATTGTGCATGAAATTAAAAGGTTTGTCTTCTGGCGTTGTTCTAGCCGCAAATGTTTCTTTTGGATCAAATACATCATCGTTCTTATTCCAGCCCGTGCTAACCAATACGGATTCCAAATAAAACAAATCTATTTGATCTTTATTTTCAGAAGCCTCAGAAGCTATGAGTTTCATAGACTCTTGCTCTTCTGTAGATGGGGTAAAGCACTTTGCAACACCACAATAGGCTACGCTATTGGTAGATGATAACAGGTCGCCTAGACCATCTTGTATTTCTGCTTTGTAAATTTCCATAAAAATACCTCCAAAAACTTATACACAAATTTTTTCAATAATAGAATTTATTGCTAAAAATTGGACATTTCACCGAATGTAGCAGAGTATATAAATCTCATTTCAGAAGTGTTGGGATCTCTTTTATTACTCTTTATAAAGTCTTGTTTTTTAGCCTGAGCCAAATCATGAAATGCTTGAGAAGGCTTGCTTTTATTGTCTATTAGCTGTTTTACTACAGCTTCATCAATCTCCATAAATGGTTGCATTCCGGTTAGTATACAAAGCTTTAGATGTTCTAGCTGGTCAACTTCAGCTTTATTTAGACTTCTAACATTCTTTTTATCAAAATGCGCCAAAGCTACGGGAGATACTATTTCAGATATTTTTGCCTGAGCCTCCATAGCCCATAAAGTTTTAGCTGTAGCATCAGAACTTCTTGGCAATACCCTTTTCTCTTTTCGCTTTTGGGTATCTCTGGAAAACTTTGGTCTACCATTTTCGTTTACAGGCTCTGTGTTTTCATTATCAAGAGGAAGTTTTTTAACCTCTTCTTTTACAGGCTCGTCCATAGAACTAGGAGGCAAACCCAAGCTTTCCAAATACTCATCATTGTCCAAAACATCTTTTGTCATAGCGATTTTAGCAACATCGTTTTTATGCTGCGGGTTGTGATATGGGCTAGCCTTTTTCGGAGCGGAGACATCATTTGTTCTTTCTCTTTCTTCTCTTCTCACTCTAACTCTCTCGATACTAGGTATTTCTCTAAATCTTTCAAGAAGCGTTTCTTGTGATATAATATCTCTATCTGCAAGATCCATAAGAAGTTTTTTCTGAGCAGCTTCGTCAGAAAGTATTATAGAATCAAAATGTATTTCAGCAGGAAGTCTGAAACCCATAGCCTTTTGTACCATCTTGATTTCATGTCTCCAGAATTGAGAAAGCACTTCTCTGCCGTACTCCAGCCTTTCAATAAGAGTTTTCAATGAAACATAGTTATTGGTATATCCACCGCTACCGCTAGCGCCTGTCAAAGTAGGAGGAATACCAAGACCCGCATAAATACTTGTTAAAACAGGCTGATATTTTTCAGAACCTAAGAATCTGTATACTTGAGATTGACTTTCTGTGAATTTAAGCTCTGGACCCCAAACAAGATCCATTGTACCGCCACCGACATTACTAGCGAGAATATCTCTTAGCTTGTTGATAGCAGCTTTAGTTGGAATGATCTTATGATCCAAATCACCAACTGTCCACAATCTAACATTTGATATAGCGCCATCGAGAGCGGCAATATCTGCAAGCTTCATCTTTTCTAGCATAATAATGTCGTCAAGAATAGCGTAGATCATTGGATTCGCCCAAAGCAGCCAATCATCCTTCTTATAGTAGTACATTTGAACATTATCAGAGTCTAAGGGTATTTTTCTATCCCCAGCCTGCAATCTCTTTTGTATATCCAAGGGTAAAGTTTTAAATATTGTATTAGGGCTATTGTCGGTCTTAACTAATTGCTCATAACTATTTTTAGATATGTTTAACAAAAATTCTGGTTTACCTACTATATAAGAACCATTATTTTTAATGTCAATAGCAAGAGGGTTCAAAAAATCATAAGACCAAGGTATTTCTCTTTTAAGAACCTTCATTGGCTCAATCTTCATATCTGCCGCTAAGGAGTTTCTAAGATTCTTTTCTTGTTGCTTGTTTATTTTAGCGGTACGCCTACGCACCACAACGTTGCCAGTTCTATAGAGATAATTTAAAAATCTTTCAGACCTATCTACACCACCAACCTCTTGCCACCATTTTCTATAAAACTTTTCAATAGTCTTGTTGGGATGAACGATAGCCAAACCTTGTGAAGCAAAGTCACTCATAAGGTCAATAACATTCCTAATAATGCCGACTTTATCGTAAGCCTGCATACATTGTTTGATTATTCTTTTCTGACGGTTGGATACAGACTCTCCGGGACGAAAGTTGTCGTAGTCAGATCTAAGAAACGAAGTTCTAACCGAACGATTTGGCTCTATGTCAATATAGCTAGTTCTTCTGCCGTAGGCCAAAGCTTTTTGAACGCCATCATAAGCTTCTACATTATCTGAAGTTTGGGCGTAAGCTTCCTGCCTCTGTGAATCGCTGTCCCAAGTACGATAAAGCGAGTCTTCATTTGTCATTTGCATTAATCTCCAGACAATAGTATTGTTAATATGATTGATATTATATTATACACAAATTAGTATATATCTTGCACTTTATCTGAAAACCAAGATGGACCATAATACATTTTTTCTGAATTATACTTGGCGCTACCGTCTTGTTGAGCAAAGCCGCCAATAGCCCCATACTCTATAACGTCTTTTTCTGTTGATAGAGATCTGGCAGACATGTTCGCCATTATTAAAGAAGAGTATCTGTCTTTTCTAAGTCTATTCTTTTTTCCGGGAGCAACTTTAACTTCTGGAGTATCCCACTTTTCCCTACCCGTAGATGTTTGAGTCATTACAATCATGGATAGCTCATCTTTAAGCTCTTCTATTTCCATAACACAATCTTCTAAGGTGTCGTATTTTCTATTTGCAATTTTATCATCCTCTATAGAAAGACCAATGCTAACAGAGTCAAAAAATGGAAACAATACAATTCTATCTTCAAAATCTTTTCTTAGTCCATGATTTGCTTCTGCTAACCAACTAGCTTTTGCAAACTGGCACAACTTTAATATGTGTAGACCAGCTTTGTGATCTGTGTCTTTTTCTTTCTCTTCTACAGTTGGATATATAGGAACCTCGCCCTCTCTGATCTTGTCTCTGTCCTGCAAAGCCTCCATGACAGCTATACCACCACCCTGAGCATCTAGCGCTATCTCGGCGCAAGGAAATACTTTCATGAGGTCACGTATCTTTTTAGCGCAGTATGAGTAGAAGTCGTCTTCATCCACTATTTTAGATTTAAGCTTGTCTTTGTGTTGCTTTCTGTTTGTTGTCCAGCAATGCACAATTCTTCTGTGGTCTTCATTTATCTCCATAACAACTATACTGAAATTATCAATCTCAGAAGCGGGGTCAACTCCAAACACATATTGTTTTTTTGGATTACCTTTTAGCATAGCCTCAAAAGAAACTTCTCCAGAGGGAAAGCTTATAGGCTTTGTAGGAGACGTACAACAAGATTCTATCAAACTTCTTTTAAAGAAACCCTGACTATCCGTAGTAAAGCAGGCACCATACTCCATGTTGAATATACCGGAGTGTATCGTCGCTTTTGCTCTGCCTACCTGACCAGCATCCATAAATCCATCAGGGAGCTTATCCACAGGTATTCTCATAACGGAATATTCTCTCCAATCAAAGTCTTGGGGAACCTCTCCATTAAATACTTCTTTAAGTTTAGACTCTTCTCCACCGCTGTTTACTATAGCCCTATACCTTTTCCAATAATCAGCAAAATGATTAAAATCATAATAAGCCGTACCAGATAAAATGATTTGGTTTGATTTGTCTTGTGGAGCATTTACATCTGTGTCTAGAGATATGCCAAGTTCTTCCGCCTTCTTTTTCTTTGCTCTTTCCTTTACCTTTTCTATAGGAGATGCAGCCACAGCAGCGAAACCTGCCACAACATTTTCAAATATATCTCTAGGTATCGACGCAAATTCGTCAGCGATAATATCGTTGGCACGTTGACCCCTGATCTTGCTTCCATCACCAAGCGGGAGGCACGTTATAGTGCTTTGGTTGATATGCATGACACATCTATCAACATCTCTTCTAGGACCGCTGTTCGCGCCGCACAGATCCCTTAAAACGGGTGCATTCTTCCATATAGTGTCCATGTACTCAAACAAAACTTTTGATTGACGGAAAGCAGCGCCAACAACAATAATTTTTCTTCTAGGCATAAATAAAGCGCGAAGAAGAGGATAAACAGAAAGTATGAA